CCGCATATTCATTTATGAGATTATTGATAACATAATGGCACGAATATATTAAATCAACTGATATTATGTCAGTACTCCTTACCTATATAGCTAATAATGATCAAAGTTTGTCATAATGTATGTTATGCGAACAAATAATCAGCTCTGTTTATCCCAATACACGGGGTTTGTAGNAAGCGACCATGCGTAATAATATACTGGGGGCTATTGATTGTGATATAACATTTGTAAACAGTATTAATAAAGCACGGGCATTATAGTAATAGGGGGGGAAGGTTATATAGGTAAGTAAGGTTGACCTATTACCCGAACTTGCAAATCCAAAATAATCTGGGGTGTATTTTTAAGGTATTCAAGAGTAAGGCTTATAATAAGCTCATACAGCCTATTATGGCTATATATGGCACACTACTATCAAAACAAACTAATAACGTCTCTAAGAGGGCTTAAAACGCATTTAAAACACATAGGAGAAACAATTATGCCAAAAGGAATGGGTACGTATGGAAATAAACGTGGGCGACCACCTAAGAAGAAGAAAAAAGGTAAGAAGAAGAGCTAATGGCTAATATTCGCAAGACTACTAAAGGCCCAGGAGCTAATTACAAGCCCACTGCAAAAGGGGCAGGAATGACAGCCAAAGGCGTTAAGGCCTATCGTAGAGCTAACCCAGGATCAAAGTTAAAAACAGCCGTTACAGGTAGCGTCAAAAAAGGCAGTAAGGATGCAAAGAGACGTAAATCATTTTGTGCTAGAAGTAAGAGTTGGAAAGGCGAAAGAGGCAAAGCAGCACGTAGGCGTTGGAAATGTTAATGCTAGCGTACTATTTAGAAGAAAAAACTTATATTAAAAATAACAAGGAAGAAAATTATGGCTCATGGAGGCAAAAGAAAAGGTGCAGGTCGACCAGTAGGCGTAAAAGCTGGTACTAAGCACGAGAGATTAGAGCAAATGCTCGGTAAAGGGACTACTACGCCTTTAGAATACATGTTAAACATACTTAACACTAAAAAAACTAGCCCTGAGAAGAAGATGTGGGCTGCAGAAAGAGCTGCTCCTTATGTACATAGTAGATTATCTTCGGTTGACGCTAAAGTTAGTGGTGATGACGACAATCCTGTTGCTGTTACTATTGGCTGGAGAAAGAAACCCAAAAGTGATTGAGGGCTTACTGGGTACTATACTACCAGTAATGAAACCTAACCAAGGCTTATTAGAAGGGCCAGTACAATTCAATAACCCAGGTAACATAGAAATAGGCCAAGGGTATGCTGGAGAGACTGGAGCAACCTATGCTGACCGTTTTTCTGTATTTGACTCACCACAAATGGGTGTGCGTGCAGTAGCAAGAGATATAACGACTAAAATAGGCCGACATAAAGGCGATTTAAACAAAATAATAGCTGAATATGCACCACCTAGTGAGAATGATACCAATGCTTACATTGATTACGTAAAAAAATCGGTAGGTAAAAATAAAGTTACTAAAGCTGACTTGCCTTCTATAGTTAAATCAGTTATAGAGATGGAGAACGGTATAGACAGCGACTTGACGAAGCTATATTTAAACGATAGTGTGTTTAATGAGGCTATGGATCTATCAAAAGTAAGTTTACCGAATGAATTTACTTTAGAAGACGCTAGAAAGAAACTAAATGAATAAATTATTAAACTTATTAGAACGCTTATTAGCTAAACTACAAAGCTATATATGGAAGAAACGCTGGAACAAACGTAAGTAATGGAACTAATCATACCTTACGAGCCAAGACCCCTCCAGGAGAAGATCCACAACGATCTCAAGAGATTTAATGTTATTTGCTGTCACCGTAGATTCGGTAAGACAGTATTTGCCATTAACCACCTAATTATGACAGCATGCGAAATTCCAAACGCAAGGCTAGCATATATTGCACCGACTTATCGTCAGGGTAAAGCAGTCGCTTACGACTATTTAAAAGAATACACGGAACCCTTAATGAAACTCGGTGGCAAACGACACGAAACCGAACTGAAGGTTGATCTTTGGAATGGATCACGTATACAAATCTTCGGTTCAGACAATCCAGATGCACTTAGAGGCTTAGGCTTTGATGGGGTATGTATGGATGAGTTCGCTTTAATGTCACCTAGAACTTGGACTGAAGTAGTTAGACCTGCGGTTAGTGACAAGCTAGGTTACGTTATATTTATTGGTACACCTATGGGCCATAATCAGTTCTGGGATGTATATGACTTTGCCAAACGTAGAGGCAAGGATTGGTATGCTAAATTATACCGAGCTAGTGAAACAGATATTATCGATGCTGAAGAACTTGAGTCTGCTAGAGCTACTATGCCAGAAGATCAATACGAGCAGGAATATGAGTGTAGCTTTCAAGCTGCAGTCTCAGGAGCCTATTATGGCAAGCAAATACAGAAAGCTGAAAAAGAGAACCGCATCGAAATTGTAGACTACGACAAGAATGTCGGGGTAGAAACATGGTGGGATTTAGGTATTGGTGACTCAACTAGTATCTGGTTTGCACAACGCATTGGTACTGAGATACATTTGATTGATTATTACGAAACATCAGGTGAGTCTTTAGCACATTATGCGAATATATTAGAAGAAAAGGGTTACAACTATAGTCGGCATGTTGCACCTCACGATATTGTAGCCAGAGAATTAGGCACAGGTAAATCACGACTAGAAGTAGCCTATGAATTAGGTATTAACTTTGATGTATGTCCAAAGCTAGAAATACAACATGGTATTGAGGCAGTTAGAAACACACTGGACAGATGTTGGTTTGATAAGAACCGTTGTAAGTATGGTATTGATTGTTTGCGACAATATCGAAAAGAATTTGACGACAAAATGCAAACATTTAAGAACAAGCCCTTGCATAACTGGGCGTCACATGGTAGTGATGCTTTTAGATATGGATGTGCAATAGATCCTGACACAACTAGTCAATGGCAAACAGAAATTAACGTAGATACAAGGTATATAGTATAACATGGCAAAAGGTAAACCACTAACAGAATTAGAAGTAAGTTCGATTGTAAGTTCAGAGATTAAATCTTCTCTAGGCTACATAGGCTCTGATATTACTGAACAAAGACAAAAATCATTAGAGTATTACTTTGGTGAACCATTTGGTAACGAGCAAGAAGGTCGATCACAAGTTGTTTCTACTGATGTATCTGATGTTATCGAATCAATCCTACCCACACTCTTGAGAACCTTTGCTTCTAGCGATGAGATTGTTAAGTGTGAGCCTGTTACTGCCGAAGACGAAGAAGTTGCAAAACAAGCAAGTGATTATTTAAACTACATCTTCAACAAAGACAATGATGGCTTCATAACGCTATACACACTGTTTAAAGATGCTCTTATTCAAAAGAATGGTGTAGCTAAGATCTATTGGGACACCTCAACTAAGCGTGAACGTGAGTCTTATGAAAGATTAAGCGAAGATGAGTACACTATGTTGGTGGATGAAGATGGGGTTAAAGTTAAAGAACATACTGAGTATGATGATGAGTCTGCTATCAAAGAGAAAGATAAATTTCTAGAACAACTCGAGGAGTCTGGAGAGATTATTGATCCAATGATGTTAGAAAGCATCAACAATACACCAGTACCTATGTTACATGACGTAGTTATTGAAAGAGTAGAAACCTTTGGTAAAGTTAAAATAGAAGCTATACCACCAGAAGAATTTTTAATAGAACGTAGAGCTAAGAGCATTAACGATGCTAATTTCGTAGCTCATAGAACCACTGTTACTAGATCGCAACTTATAGAAGCTGGATTTGATAGTGATAAGGTTTACAGCCTACCTTCAGACAGTCAGGACAAATACAATGAAGAAAAAATTACTCGTTTTCGTAATCTTGACAATGGCCCTGATAGCAATTCTGGTGAAGCGAGTACGGATGAAATTTCGATCTATGAATGTTACATCAGAATAGATGAAGAAGGTGATGGTATTGCTAAACTTAGAAAGATTACTTTAGCAGGTACTGAAGGCTTTACTGTATTAGATAACGAACTATGCGATAGCATACCGTTTGTTTCATTAACGCCTATCATTGTACCACACAGATTTTATGGTCGTTCTGTATCTGAAATGACAGAGGACTTACAACTTATTAAGTCTACCGTTATGCGTCAGTTGCTTGACAACATGTACCTAACTAACAACAACCGAGTTGCAGTAATGGATGGTCAAGTTAATCTTGATGATTTATTAACTAATAGACCAGGTGGCGTAGTTAGAACTAAAGGTGCTCCAGGTCAAGTTATGATGCCAATGCAGACCCAAACTATTAATAGTCAAGCATTTCCTATGTTGGAATACTTAGATACTGTTAGAGAACAACGCACAGGTATTACTCGATACTCACAAGGTATGGATTCTGACTCGTTAAACAAAACAGCTACAGGTGTTAATACAATCTTGTCTCAAGCACAAATGCGAGTAGAACTTATTGCACGTATCTTTGCTGAAACTGGTGTTAAAGACATGTTCTTAAAAATGTTTGAACTAGTTGT